AAATTCAAATTTATATCCATTATTAATTGCAATTAATTTTGAAAATAAAAAACACATTTTCAATTCAATTTCCGATGAAAAATCAGAATATGAATCGTTTGAAGATGATTATTTGAAAATTAATGTTACTAAAAATATATTCGGTTACGACTTCATGCAAATTAAAGCTATTCATTGTTATACTATTGTTTTAACTTGTTTTCTTTATCATTACGATAAACCAACTGATGCATTAATTATGGCTGCTAATGTTGGAGGAGATACAGATACAATTGCAAAAATTATAGGTGATTTAATTGGAGCAAAATACGGAACAAATTGGATTCCAGAAAGTTGGAAATATCCTGAACATCACAAAGAAATCGCAGATCTTGGAAAACAATTATGGAATCTTTACTCAAAAAAATAAAAAAAATAAAAAAAATAAAAAAAATAAAAAAATATTTATTACTCGGTGATGGGTAATAAATTAATTACATCAATCAAATTTTAATATTTTTTTTTAATATTGGCTTCTTTTTTTTTTTAATATTTATTGGCTTCTTTTTTTAATTTGTTGCTTTCTACAGATAATTTTTCAATTGGTTGTCGATGTCTACGAAAATTTTCATCAAGACTATCACATTCATCATTAGAATCATCAGACGCATTAAAACTATTAGCTCTATGAAGTCTATCACGTCGTTTTTTTTTATTAACAACATTTTCACTTTGCACATGATTTAACATTGTTTCACTGTCAGAGTCAGATTTTGAGTGTGTTTTTGATTTATTTTTTTTGATGATTATATATTCATCATCGCTTTTATATTCATCGCTTTCGGTTGAACTACAATCTAAAAAATTATAAACTTGTTGTTCTAAATTTTTAGAAAATCTCCAAATTTCTTGAGATTTGATGTATTTGCCATCAAATAAATCTTGAAGATCGTGGTGATCTTTATCTGCTTTTATATAACAATACGTAGATACATTTGACGTAGATACATTTGACGTAGATACATTTGACGTAGATACATTTGAAGGGTCCCGCTCGTAGGATTCGCCCGTGTCGTTTTCTTTTTTAGAATTAATTGGAATTTTGCATGACATTTTTCAACAGAAATTGTTGAACATAACTTATTTTTTATTTAGTTCGATGCTTAATTAACACTTGGATTATATTCGAAACATAATATTTGGACCAATATTATTAGTTGGAGCCATAATATAATGAATTGTTCGACCATAATGAATTTGAATTTTTTGCATATTCTCAGTGACAAAATAAAATAAAGATTCAATCATTTTTTCAATAGTTTTTTGACTCAAGTCATCAAGTTCGGCGGTGTTTGTAAGTTTGAAATCGACTTCTTCTAATTTTAAAAGTTCTTCAGAAAGATTGTTATTTTCAGATGATAAAATTATATAGTATAAACAATGTATACACAATTCAAGAAGTATTTTAGTCTCTTTATTTCGTCTTTGCGTGTTTATGTGTTGTTTAAATTTATTTTTCCATTGCACAATTGTCAATTTTTTGGTTAAAAACTTTATTCGATATTGCTCTCTTATCAAATCGTCTCTTTCGTAAATCTCTTCAAATCCTTCAATAGAATTTTGAAGTACGTCGTGCACAATTTTTAAAAAAGTTCCATGTTCTAATTCATCACATTTCATTAAAAAAGGTCCTTCACATGGATTATCATTCGGCAGTCTTTCTTCAATATTATTTTGCCTTTTCCATTCAAAAAAATGAGGATTGTGTTTGACCACATTTGTTAAAGCGATTTTTCCTGTCGTCCATGAAAACGTCGTATGACATTTAATGCAAAACATTTGATCACATCCGCCATCTTCTTTCTCAATTAACAGTTTGCAATTAGGACAGCTATGACAAGTTTCAGTGACTTTTTTCAAAGTTTCAACTAATAAAGGATCACATTTATGTTGAAGAGTTTGATCAGTTGAATGAGGATATGAAATAGTGACAAGACATTTATTACATAATTGTAAATTACAATTAGAGCATTTAAAATCATAAATAAGATTATTGCATTTTGGACAAGAACAAATTGTTTGAGAAATTTTATCATCTTTTTTTTCAATTATGTATCCCATATCTTGGAGTGTGTTAGAAATAATATCTTCTGTAAACCCATCGGACGTCATCCAATGTCTGATCATTGTAATTTCATGAATAATGCGCTGTTCTTCAATAAATTTCTCAGTGTCGGATAAAAGAGTAAATTCTTCGTTGAACAATTCTTCAAGTTCTTTTTTTATGATTTTTTTATAAACAGTTTTTGGTAAAAAATCTCGCAATTCATAAATAATAACGGGTTCTTTACAAAATAAACACGTTATTTTTGTCAATCCGTAAGGTCCGAATGTTGATTTTGCCGTAAAATTGTTCAAAATGTTTGAAATAATACATTTTGAACAACAAGTTTGATTACAACTATGGCATTTAAATTTTTTTCTAATTTTTGTTGTAAACTTTTCACAACAAATTGGACAATCGCTTTCAGAATTCATTTTTTTAATCAAAATATTTTGTTAACTCATTTATTATTTAAATCAAGTTACAACACATAAGAAAAATTGACATTTAAATTTTTCACAAAACAAATTATAAATAAAATGGAAATATTTAGAATTATAAAAACGATTCAAAACTCAAAAAAAGTCAATTCTTTATTTGAACAATCACCTTACTCAGCTCCGCTCCCAAAGTTGATAGTTGCTAAAACTCAACTGTCACCAGTAGAGATTCAAGAAGTCTATATTTGTGAAAAAAAAATATTTATTACAACGATCCAAGAAAAATCTAAACAACCTGCGTTGCACTCTGAACAAAAAATTTCATTCTTTTTTTTACCTAATAATTGTGATCAACACTGTTCAACAATTGACTCGATGGAAATTAATTTAGTAAAAAACTTAAACCATCGGAAAATTGAATCCACTTGCTTCCCGTTCAAGAGTTCCTACAACGAAGAGTCAACAGGAGTCGCTTTGCTGCATTCCAAGCGATCCAGGCGGTCTAGTGAAACCCGAAAAGTAATTTCTATTTTACGAAAAACGACATTTGATTTTACGAAAGTTGCAAGTGGGACTCGATGGCATCATAATTTCAAAGAAAGCTCGTCGTCGCCAAAAATTGTTACTTTTGATAATGTATTATTTGTAATTTATTATTTTAAAGATTGCGAAGACAGAAAAGGTTATTGGGTTGAAAATAGATGTCACTTTCAAAGACATTGTAATCGAATTAAAGAAATAATTTCTTTTATATTTCAAGATTCGCATCGTGACAAAATTCAAAAATTAATACATAAATGGGAAAAAAATTCTATTGAAGACGATCTTCAATTTCATAAACCCAACAACCTTCTTCAGTTGTAGAAAAAGTGCCTTCGGGCGACGACAAGTAAGGTGTGAAAAATTCATCAACTGCTTTTTTCACATCTAAACACCAAGTGTAATCATGGCCAGCAATAATACCTCTTTTTTTAATTTTTGGGAACCAAGCGTTGATGTCTTTTTTTACACTTTCATAATCATGTGCCGCGTCAATAAATATAAAATCTAATGAATTGTCTTTATATTTTTTAGCAGCCTCCCAAGAAATTGCGCGAACAGGGTTGATAACGTGTTTTACCGGTTCTATATTTTTTAAAAATATTTCATATAAATTTTTAAAATCGCTTTCTGGAATTTCTTTTTGCGAATTTAAATATTTCCACGTATCAACACAGTCAAATTTTATATTTTTTTTTGAATTCACTATTTCAACTGCCATATATGATGCACTCATTCCTTTCCACGTTCCAACTTCCACGAAATGAGAATTACTTGGAAATTTTTGTACTATAGATTTATATAAATTTGGATATGTAAACCAATTCTCTCCTAATTCACTATAAAAATGTTTCATTTTATTTACAAATTTTTATATTTCATAACTCATAAACATTATATTATTTATTATATTATTTATTATATTATTTATTATATTATTTATTTATATTATTTATTATATTATTTATTGAAATAAAATGTTACAGTCGTTCCTACAAATCCAACAATAGTGCAAATTAAACCAGAATATAGCATCCATTCAGGACTTTTTAATTGCTTGAACCCACTTGTATTGATTACTGAAGGTGTTGCCGAAATTAAACCAGGTCCTCTGATTTTATGCTCTAATTGCCAGACTCCTTTACTGGCACCATTGACGCTAAATCTATAAACATAAAAGTACAAAGGGTTGCTAATATTTCTGTACACATATACATCATCTTTTGTTGGTGAAGATAACAAATTTGTTTTCATAGGATCAATGCTGCCCCATGTTATTTTATTAAATTTAACATTTGTCATAACTCCCATAGGTTCCCATCCAATGACTTTTTGATACCAAGTTCCATTATTTGTGTTTAAATATATGTCTCCTTTTCTAGAACCTAAAATTTCATTTGGTTCAATAGTGCCTTGAAACGCGTCTGGTGTTCTTAATAAAATAGTGTGATCTGGAGGAATATTTTTAATACAATCGTTTGAAACACTTGAATAAAAATTGGTCACTGGTAAACTTTCGATAAATTTTCCATTATTCGATACATTCAAACCTTTCCAATCAAACGCTTTGCAATTCGCATTTTTCAAACACGCATTCGACGCTTCAATTGCTGTGAGATTTTGCCCTAGAAGATTTACTTCGTCAAGCGGTGTTGCAAAACAAGATGGTGTTTTTTTAATAAACGAAGAAAATCCTACCAAATTCATTTTTTGTTTTGCGTTCACATTCATATAATATAAAACAAGAAGAATTGAACCTATGATCAATATTATTGGAAAAATAAATTTAAGAAACACTAACCCACTAATTGCTACTCCAATTACAGGTGTTCCAAGAATGATTGCAATTAGAGCAACAATCGCCCAACCAGATAATCCTTCAGATGTAGCAGAAGCAGATTGAGAGAGTTTGTTTGTTAGATCTTGAATGGATTCACTGTCTGCTATGGCTTGTTCGGAACAATTTTGAAGAACATTATAAATTTCGTCAAATACATTATCATTAACGTAAACATCGCCGTAAACTCTTTTAATATTAATTTCTTGAAATTGTTTTGTAAATGCAGCGCATGTTTGGTTGATTGTAGTTAATAAATTTACAGTAGCTTCAATTAAAGTGTTCATAACATTTTGAGCATTTGCGTATTGGCCGAGATTGAGGCCTGAAGTAATACTTTTTGCGTGTTGTGTTAATTCCATTAATATTTTTTGTTGATTTTCCTCTTTTGACAATGCGTCTAAAAGAGATTTCATGTTAACGGTTGCTTTTTGGATGAATTTGTTCCTAGAAACGTGAACATTGCCGTGAACATTTCTGACACTTATAATTTGAGATTGATCTTGTGATAATTCAGTTTTTTGAATTATTTCAGAAGATACTTTAGCAATAGCTTTTGTAACTGAGCTTGATATATTTTTAGATACAGATGCTCCCATGTTTTATTTTATGTATTTTCTTCAAAAATTATAAAATAAAAAATTTATTTATTTATTTTTTGAAAATTATTTTTTATATTTAGAAAGATATTTTATTTTTTGAAAATTATTTTTTTATATTTAGAAAGATATTTTATTTATTTATCCTAATTCTTCTACTATTAAATATATTTTTCGAATACTTGCTGATGATGCTGCTCCTTCATTAGATATATTATTGAATTGAAGTGCAATTGTATTGCCAGCTGTTAATGCTATTGTAAAAGTAGCTTCATTTGAGTTAAATGAATCGTTAGCAGTACTATTTGAAGCTGAAATTACACATACAGGAGCAGAAGCCCCAATTGTTACTCCGTTTATTCTTAACGCTAATGATGTTAGTATACTCGCAACACCATTTAAACCATAACCCCAAGTAATTTTATAATTACCATTATTTATAATTGTTATAGTAGTTCCTCCTGGCAATGATGGAAGTGTTATATTAGATGATGGCAGTGCTGTCAAAAATGTCGGAAAACTATTAGTGCTATAAACTGCTCCTGCTTCGGCATACACACCTCCATATGACAAATTTGGTCCTGTTGGACCTGTAAAACCTGTAGCTCCTGTAACACCTGTCGCTCCTGTAGAACCTGTTGGACCTGTAACACCTGTAGCTCCTGTAGCACCCGTTGGACCTGTAACACCTGTAGCTCCTGTAGCACCCGTTGGACCTGTAACACCTGTAGCTCCTGTAGAACCTGTTGGACCTGTTGGACCTGTAACACCTGTAGCTCCTGTAGCACCCGTTGGACCTGTAACACCTGTAGCTCCTGTAGCACCCGTTGGACCTGTAACACCTGTAGATCCTGTAGCACCTGTTGGACCTGTAACACCTGTAGCTCCTGTAGCACCTGTTGGACCTGTAACACCTGTAGCTCCTGTAGCTCCTGTAGCACCTGTTGGACCTGTAACACCTGTAGCTCCTGTAGCTCCTGTAGCACCCGTTGGACCTGTAACACCTGTAGCTCCTGTAGCACCCGTTGGACCTGTAACA